TAAAAGAAGCCGGATTACTGGCATCAACAGGGAGTACAGGCGACTCGTATGACAACGCGATGGCTGAGAGCATCAATGGTCTTTACAAAGCGGAGGTAATACACCGTAAGAGCTGGAAAAACCGTGCAGAAGTGGAACTGGCCACACTAACGTGGGTGGACTGGTATAACAATCGACGATTGCTGGGAAGGCTGGGCCATACTCCTCCGGCAGAAGCAGAAAAAGCTTATTATGCTTCCATCGGAAACGATGATCTGGCAGCCTGAGTTCACAGATAAAACACTCTCCAGGAAACCCGGGGCGGTTCAGTTTGCAATTCAGCAATTCCAGAAAAATGCCTTTCTGGCTGACACAGCACGGGCAAATCTGCCCAGCGCACAGAACGCTATCATCAATGTTGCCGCCATCGGCATAACCCTGAACCCGGCCAGCAAGCTGGCGTATCTGGTCCCACGAAAAAAGGCTGTATGCCTGGATATCAGTTATATGGGGCTTCTGCATCTGGCACAGGTCACAGGAGCCATTCAGTGGGGGCAATGCAAACTTGTTTACGAGAAGGACATTTACGAGTCCAACGGTATTGACTGCGCCCCCACGCACAAATACAACCCCTTCGTAGACAGGGGCGCACGCATTGGCGGTTATTGTGTCGTAAAAACATCCGAAGGCGACTATCTGACCGAAGAGATGAGCAACAGGGAAATCGAGGTCATCAGGGCGTGCAGCAAAGCCGGAAATAACGGAGGAAGTAGCCCGTGGGATAGTTTCCCCGATGAAATGGCCAGAAAAGCCATTGTTAAGCGCGCCAGCAAATACTGGCCCCGTCGCGATCGCCTGGATACAGCTATCGACTACCTGAACACTCAGGGCGGTGAAGGTATCATCCTGAATGCTGATCACATCCCTGAGCGTGACGTCACTCCCGCATCAGATGAGATTATCAATGAGATCACTCAGGCAATCACCGAAATTAACAAGACATGGGATGACCTGCTTCCCTTATGTTCCAAAACATTCCGTCGCACGATTGCATCACATGAATATCTCAGTCAGGAAGAAGCTGTCAAAACGCTTGATTTTGTCAAAAAGAAAGCTGCCAGAAACAAGGCCACGGCGGAAGCGAAAATTCACGCCACCACGGAAAATAACAGCGAGGCCGTGTCATGACACCAGAAATTATTCTCCAGCGAACTGGCGTGGATATTACCAGCCTCGACCAGGGCGATGATGGATGGCACAAGCTGAGACTCGGTGTTATCACTGCTTCAGAAGTTCACAATGTGATAGCAAAGCCACGTTCCGGCAGCAAATGGCCTGATACAAAAATGTCATACTTCCACACCCTGCTGGCTGAAGTTTGTACTGGCGTGGCACCGGAAGTTAACGCTAAGTCGCTCGCATGGGGAAAGCAATACGAAGATGATGCCCGTGCCCTCTTCGAATTTATCGCGGATGTTACCGTCTCGGAAACGCCAATAATTTTTCGTGACGAAAGCATGCGCACCGCCTGCTCTCCCGACGGTTTATGCAGCGACGGTAACGGTCTTGAGCTTAAATGCCCTTTTACTTCCCGCGACTTCATGAAATTCCGGCTTGGCGGCTTTGACGCTATCAAGCCTGCTTACATGGCCCAGGTGCAATTCAGCATGTGGGTTACAGACAAGGACGCCTGGTACTTCGCCAACTACGACCCACGCATGAAGCGTGAAGGCCTGCATTATGTCGTGGTCGAGCGGGATGAAAAGTACATGGCGAGTTTTGATGAGATGGTGCCGGAGTTCATCGACAAAATGGACGAAGCACTGGCGGAAATTGGTTTTGTATTTGGAGAACAATGGGGGGTTAATAACTAATGGATGAAGTGATTTTTACTTATAACGAAGAATCAGCACTGACCGCCGGACAAGGTAGTTTTATTACCGAAACGGGTGCGCATATCATTAACATCACCGAAGCAGAACTCAAGCAATCAGAAAAAGGTGCCCGATTCATTGAGTTTTCTGGAGAATCCGACGACGGACGGAAAATCCAATATCTCAGTGTTTGTGTTCAGAAGAATGACGGTACTGAAAATAAATTTGGGGCGAGCATTATTCACGCCATGATGGGATGCACAGGAATTGGGCAGTTAACGCAACATATGGTTTCCGTCAGTAAATATGTTGCACCTGAGTTTCACGGAAAGAAAATCGGACTCGTCCTCCAGAAAGTATTAACCACAAACAGAAAGACTGGCGCAGACGGTTACCAGATGGAAATCCGCATTCCATTCATTGCAGAAACAGGGCAGACACTGAAAGAAAAAGCTGAAGGAAAGAAACCAGAAACGGTAGCAAATATGGTTTCCACTCTCAAAGACAAAGACAATCGCAGCAAAAACGTAAACCCGAATCACACGGACGACCCAGGTTACTGGCAGTACGGCAGCGATAGTTTTTAATTCACAAACAAAACCAGGCTTTAAATGCAGTGAACAACTGAAGCCTTAACACACCTCTACACGGAGATATTAATATGAACCAGCATCAAACTGATGTTAATGTTTTCATTAACGACCTCGACGGCGGGGTATTTGTTAACAAACTTGGCGCGGTATTAAGTGAAGTTGCCTTTGGCGTAAACAGCACAAACAAAAAAGGAAAGGTATGTGTTGAATTCGAATTATCTTCACTTGATGAAAATCGCGTATCAGTTTCCCATAAACTAAAATTCACACGCCCGACAATGCGTGGTAGTAAATCAGAAGAAGACACAACTAACACCCCGATGTTTGTAAATAAAGGTGGTGAGCTTACTTTGTTCCAGAAAGACCAGGGACAGCTTTTTGATAAACAGGGCCAACATGACGCTGTTTTACGCTGAATATTCCCCGCCTTAAAACGCTCGCGCATTATCCCTAAATACATAAATTAAAGGTAAATATACATGTCTCAGTTAGATAGCAATGCCATTAAAGAAATTGTAAAACTCACCACTACTGCTTTTTCTGGTGAAAATTTGCCGCTTACGGAATGCCCTGTTGCGTTATTGCCGGACAATGTAAATATCGAAAGTCTGGAACGATTCATGACAGAACGTTTTCGTTTCCGTGGAGTCATGACCACAACCAGTATTGATGACTTTGTTGAATACAGCAAAGGGTATGCCGATGAGCACTCCCGCTGCTTCATTAACGCGGAAACGATGAAAGCAGTCACTGTGTTCAATATCGGCACTCTGGAGCAACCTGGACACGCTGACAACAAGGCACTGCTGGAACTGAAAGCCACATCACCATATCGCGCATTGCGTGACGTTGACGGCAAAAAACAACTCCAGAAATCTCTCGCTGAATGGCTGGAAGACTGGGCCGACTTCCTCACAGCCTATGACAGCGACGGTAATGTGCTGGATATCAAACAGGCTATCTCTGCTGTCCGTCGTCTTACCATCGATGCAAAACGCAGTGCTGAATATGAAGAGCAAAACTTCAGCGGTAGCCGCTCAGTCATGGAGTCCGTGGAGGCTAAAAGCAAAGAAATCATGCCTGCCACTTTCCGCTTTGAATGCATCCCATACGAGGGCCTGGGCAACAGGGAATTCACGCTGCGATTAAGCATTCTGACAAGCGAACAGCCTGTTCTGGTGCTACGTATCGTGCGTGTTGAAGCTGCGGAAGAAGAAATTGCCAAAGAGTTCCGTGACCTGCTGAAAGAGCGTTTCGAAGAAGAAGATATCTTAACCTTCATCGGCACGTTCTCAGTGTGATGAAATCTGTGACAGGGACGTCACGACATATCGCTCATATTTCACGAGAAAATACACAGTTCTTGGAGGGTATACTATGCAATTTAAAGATTTACCAGCGGATATTCAGAAAATAGCTGCGGATACGCTTAAAGCCCATTTATCGGTGCTTAATTTAATAAAGGAACCAAAGACGAATCTGGAAAATATTTCCCGTAACGTGCGAGATGTTTTTGTCGGGCTGTATGCTTATGACAATGAAAAGCACGAGGAACATATTCAAAATGGTTGCATTAATAAATGTCAACAACATATCAAACTTCCTGTTGCTGATAAAACAGAGCAGAAAACAGAACTATTAGTATTCTGGAATACCGTTGAGGCTATTGCCAGGAGCAAGATGTTTGAGTTTAACAACATCAATCATTCAGGGATCGACACTCACCAATCATCACATCGTGAGGGGGTGTCCATGCTTCTTGCTCTGTTGTGAGAGCAAGGCGAATGTCCTCAGCCGACATCAAACGATACTGAGCAATAGTCTATTCTCGTACGCTGCAACGTGAGGTCGTGCGCCGGACACGGGTAAACATCCGGCAATTCCAGCTTACAACCAATTCCCCTCCCATAACGAGACGAAAATATGACAACCGAAATTGACTATCAGGTATTGCGTGACGTGTCGGAACGCGCAATTACAGCGATGACACATCTGTCAATATTACCAGGTGATGATGATTTATTAAGCGAAAAGAAGCTCAAGGAGCTTGGTATTGATATTGATGCGATTCACGCCTTTAAAATTATGGCCGGGCCAGAAACCGTGCTGTCACTACTGGATGAACGAGATGCATTAAACGAACGCATAGCCGAACTGGAGGCTAATTTAGCGAAGCTGGCCGAAGACCAACAGAAAGCGATTGAGTCAATTAAGCAGGCTGATTCGGCTGTTAAGTTGGCACACGAGAAGTTTTCGGCTCTGGCGGCGGAGAATGCGGGGCTGAATAAATTTATCGCACAGAGTTGCTACGTGTTTGATGGCGAGCAGGATGAGTGAACCGCCCCGGGTTTCCTGGAGAGTGTTTTATCTGTGAACTCAGGCTGCCAGATCATCGTTTCCGATGGAAGCATAATAAGCTTTTTCTGCTTCTGCCGGAGGAGTATGGCCCAGCCTTCCCAGCAATCGTCGATTGTTATACCAGTCCACCCACGTTAGTGTGGCCAGTTCCACTTCTGCACGGTTTTTCCAGCTCTTACGGTGTATTACCTCCGCTTTGTAAAGACCATTGATGCTCTCAGCCATCGCGTTGTCATACGAGTCGCCTGTACTCCCTGTTGATGCCAGTAATCCGGCTTCTTTTAGTCGCTCCGTATAGGCCAGTGACACATAC